AAGATATGATGGACTTGGTGAAAGTTGAGTGTGCTATGGTTCAGGTTTCTACTTCAACACAAGGAACTCAAAGTTTCGATCTGCCTTTGAACTTAAGAAAACAAAGAGGTGCGGATAAAGCAAGAAAAGACTCATATTCTGCTTTAATACTTGGCAACTGGATGTTGAATGTATACTATGATATGACTGATGATAAAATCGAAACTAATCAAGGTACATTCACGCCTATGTTCATTGATTGAATTTTAGTGTAACAATTATTATGCCTTTACCAACACCAAACGATAAAGAGAAGAAAAGCGACTTTGTTTCAAGATGTTTATTATCTGAAGTTGTAAAAAAAGACTTTAAAAGTCAAGATCAGAGAGTTGCTGTTTGTTACAGTCAGTATGAAGAAGCAAAAAATAAATCCAAAGCTGTTGCTGAATTTGGTGATGATGAGATTATTCTCATGGAATCAAATGAAGATCAAAAGAATTACGATCACGAAATGACCATTTCTAAAGAGTCAATGGAAGAGCTCCACGAAAAAGGAGAAACATACATAACCGAAACAGATGGAGACGAAACTATGGTCATAAAAGTTAAATACCAAAGTTAAAGTCAAACTTTCGAAAGTTAAAGTTAAACTTTTGACTTTTCCGTGTATAATAGGTTATGGCGAAGAGAAAGTATACAAAGAAGTCTGATTACTGGGCTAAGTTTCACAAGGATCAAGAAAAGAGTATTGCTGCTAGCAACGAACTCTTCGAACCGTCTTTAGAGGGCGATCCTTTTTATGTTTCATCAGCCTCTTACAAGGGGGTTTCAAAATCAGCTTGTCAAAGGGGTTCTTCGCCTAAATCTGCGAGCAGAATAAATAGGGCTGCAGTAGCACCAAAAATAGATAAGTTTTCTAGTATCAGAACAGGCTTGCTTCCTTACGATTACTCTGCCGATGGCATTAACGTTCGTGATGCTATAGAGTTGTGTCAAAAAGCATATGCCAATGTGTCTGTTTTTAGAAACGCTATTGATATTATGTCTGAATTCGCTAATACGGATTTATTTCTAGAGGGAGGAACAAAGAAAAGCAGGGATTTCTTTAATGAGTGGTTTAAAAAGATTAATTTGATTAATTTGAAGGATCAATACTTTAGAGAGTACTACAGAAGCGGTAATATATTTTTATACAGGTTAGACGGTAAGTTTAAAGCTGATGATTTTGCTGAACTTGTTAATTCCATAGCTCCTAAAAATGGATCTAAGAATTCCGTGCCAATCAGATACATACTCATGAACCCTTACGACATTGTCGCTACAAGGGCTTCGTCTTTCAATGATGGCGCTTACGAAAAAATACTCTCCGAGTATGAGATGTCTAGACTCCAAAACCCATCTACCGATGAGGACAAAGAGATATTCGAGGCCCTGCCAAAGAAAGTTCAGGAGAGTATTAAAAGAGGAGAATACAATGTTGATGGTTTAAAAATTCAACTAGACCCAGTTAAAGTGCTTCATTCTTTTTACAAGAAGCAGGATTATGAACCTTTTGCAATTCCTTTTGGTTATCCAGTTCTAGAGGACATAAACGCAAAGCTTGAACTTAAGAAAATGGATCAAGCTATAACAAGAACTATAGAAAATGTAATTCTTCTCATAACTATGGGTGCAGAGCCTGATAAGGGTGGCATTAACGCTCAAAACCTAAACGCCATGCAATCTTTATTTAAAAATGAAAGTGTTGGACGGGTCCTTGTCTCGGATTATACAACGAATGCTGAATTTATTATACCAGACCTGAATAAGGTTCTTGGATCAGAAAAATACAAAGTATTAAACGAAGATATTAAGCAAGGTTTGCAGAATGTTGTTGTAGGAGAAGAAAAATATGGAGCTACTCAAGTCAAAGCTCAAATCTTCATAGATAGACTAAAAGAGGCCAGAAACGCATTCTTGTCAGACTTCCTTCAAAAAGAAATAAAAAGAGTTTCCAAGGAGCTTGGTTTTAGATCTTATCCTACCGCCACATTTAAAGATATTGACATGAGAGATGAGACTCAGTTGATGAAGGTTGCCACCAGATTGATGGAGCTTGGTATCATTACCCCACAGCAAGGCATGGAAATGTTCCATACTGGTAAATTCCCTGAAGTAAGCGAAATAAGCCCAGCACAAAAGAAGTTTGTAGAGGAACGTGAGGATGGTTACTACAACCCAATAGTAGGTGGAGTACCAATGATGGAGGGCGCTGAAACCAAAGACAACAATCCCCAAAATGGTCCAAAGGGACAACCTGGCAGACCAGAAGGAACTTCGGGTTCGCCTCAAGTAAACTCAGAAGCAAAATATTCAAGGAAAGATATAGAGAGAACCATAAACGAACTCGAGACTGCTAGAGCGAGTATAAAGAAAGAAATGAAAGACAAGTTGAACATCAAAAGGTTTAATAAGAAAAACGAAAAGATGTTAGACAGTTTGTGCGAAGCTATAGTTTGTTCTACTGAGATTGAAAATTGGACACAAAAAGCTTTTTCTTGTGTATCTAATTTAGAAGAGATACAAAAACTTGACGTAAAGTCAAAAATTTTAGAAATAGCTGCGGAACACGAATTAGATAATTACTCTGCAGCTATACTTTATCACAGCAATAATAAGAATGAAGAAACACAAGCCTAAATATAAATATACCGCCAAGTTTGATGCGGAGGTTTTCTCTTGTGATATTGGAGGAGACTCTTTCTTGTCGAAAGCTTCTCTAGAGAACTTAGAGTCTTTGATTCCTAATGGTATAGACTTTGAGGATAACATAGACTTGCTTGGTGTGGCTTTTAATGCTGCTGTAGTAAATAAATTTAATAAAAATGGCGACGGGATTGATTCTAAGACCGCTATTGAATATACAAAAAACTTCGTACATAAACCCACGAACATAGAACACGACAAAGACAAGATCGTGGGGCATATAGCCAGTGCTGGTTGGAGTGAATATGGAACTAGCAGAGTACTGACAGCTGAAGAGCTTCAGGGTTATACTAAGCCTTTCAATATCGCTCTTGGTGCTTTGGTTTATAAATCGGCCAACTCAACGTTTGCGGAAGCTATAGAAAAATCAGTAGATCCTAAAGGAGGTATGTATCACAGCATATCAACAAGTTGGGAAGTTGGTTTCTCGGATTTCGTGCTGGCAGTTGGCAGTGAATATGTCGAAGAAGCAAGAATAATCTCTGATCCTGAAGAGATGGAAGAAATGGTCGGATGCCTTCGTTCCTTTGGTGGAAGCGGCAAGACAGACAAGGGTGAGACTGTAAATAGACTCATCACAGGAAAAATTTATCCACTTGGGATTGGTTACACAACTAATCCAGCTGCTGACGTAAAAGGAATTTACATGAAGCAAGACCAAGAAAATACTATTGTAATAAAAGACAAAAGAGATAAAAATATTTCACAAAGTGAAAAAACTAATGTAAACCTTAAAAAGAATAATTCTATGGAAACCGAAAAAGTTATCGACGAACTGAAGGATCTTCTGGCTGACAAGAAGTTCTCACAGGAAGCAATCGCCTCCATGACTAGCACCTTTAATGATGCTATCAAGGAAAAAGACGAGGAATTCCGTGCAGAACTTGCCAAAGCTAACGAAGAAAAAGAGGCAATTGCCAAAGAACAAGAAGAACTAAAGTCATCTGTTGAAGAACTTAAGACTAAGTTTGACGAAGCACAACTAAAAATTGCTGATTACGAAGCTGCAGAAAAAGCAGAAAAGGCAATTGCTCGTTTTAATGAGCGTATGGATGTGCTTGATCATAAATTTGAACTTGAAGATGAGGACAAAGAATTCCTTGCTCAGGAACTAAAAAGCATCGACGAAGCCGAAGAAGCATTTGCATCTTTCGAGCAGAAACTTGATGTTCTTTGGAGACACAAGAGCAAAGAGGCTAAAGCCGAATTTGAAAAGCAAGTTGAAGCACGTATCCAACAAGAAGTTGAAAAGCGTATTTCAAGTCCAAAGGAAGAAGCAGTGCAAGAGTCTGTAGCCAGCAAAACAGAAGAAGAAATTCTTGATGGTGCTGAAACTACAGAAGCAGCTATTGCAAATTCAAACGAAGAAGTTTCCCGTGAGGAAAAAACAATCAAAGAGAAATTCTCAGCTGCGTTTGATCGTAGTAACGTGGAAATCTCCTAACAATTTAACAAAAAAACAAAAATAAAATTATGTCACTCAGAATTCTACCATTCAGACAATATGACGAAAACGATGTTATCAATCTTTTCGCTCTAGATAGTTCCAGCGTCAACGAAGCCACAACGGCTTCAGGCGATGGCGATGCTGGTGTATTTGTTAAGGTCTCCGCTGGAGATTTTAACCTTGAACCAGTTGCATACGGTGATGACGCTTACCTTGGTAAGACCGATTACCCTTTCGTAAAAGCACAATACCCAAGCGTTCAGCTTGAGTGCGCTCCAGCCGCAAGCGGTGAAGCCCTTTTGGGAATCACTCTTCGTCAAACTGCAAAGACTGACGAAAACGGTGAAAAGCTTCTTTACAATCCAGTAAAGGCCGAAGAGCTTGGTTGTGTACTTCCTGGACAAGCTGTTCCTGTTGCTACTCGCGGAGTATTCACCATTACTGCAGGTGACTTTGTTGGTGCTCTTACAGTAGGCGGTGGAATCGCTCTTAGCGCTACTCCAGGTAAAGTTGAGGCTTGCGCCGCAACAGCTCCTGAAAAAGTTGGTACTGTTATCGGAACTGGAACTCGCGGAAGCGGAACCATTACTGATGCTTTAGAAGGCGATTACGCGGTCATCGCTCTTGGTCTCTAATCTTTAACAATTAACAAGAATATATATAAATATGAAAATTTCTCTTAAAAGAACACCAGAACAAATTGAGCTTATTAAGGCTATGGCTTCTAAGAACCGTTCGGTTGCTTACGAAGCTCAAGTAGCACTTGCAGAGTTTATTGGCCCAGTTATCGCTGAAGTCATCAACAACGCTCCAGTACTTAGTAACCTATTTACCCCTCTTCAGTTTAACTCAGAAGACAATCCTTCGATTCCTTTGGATCTGTACTACGATGTTACTGATGAAGATTACGTACAGGTTTACAGCAACAGTGTTGCTGGAGGTCTTCCTCAAAACCAAGTCGTTCCTACTGTTTCCGAACTTAAGGTCGCTACCTACAGCCTGGACACAGCAGTAAGCTTTGATCGTCGTTATGCAGCCAAGAGCCGCATGGACGTTGTAAGCAAGACATTCACTCGCATGGCTCAAGAAATTCTTCTCAAGCAAGAGAAGACTTCAGCTAACCTTATCATGGGTGCTGTAGCAGGAGCAACAACTAACGGTAAGGATCACGTTTTCCGTGCAACTTCCGATGGTTCTTTCCTTCTTGACGACTTCAACGAGCTTATCACTCGCGGCAAGCGCATCAACACAGCATGGAACAAAGGCACCCCAGAAGGTGGCCGTCGTGGTATCACCGATATCATGGTTTCTCCAGAAGCTGTTAAAGCTCTTCGTGAGATGTCTTACAACCCAATCAACACCAAAGGTACCGATTCTATTGCTGGCACAGACAGCGTACGTGAGTCAGTATTCAATGCTGGTGGTGGTCTTCCTGACTTCTACGGTATCTCCATCATGGAGGTTAACGAGCTTGGTGTAGGACAGAAGTTCAACACAATCTTCGACACAGTTGCTGGCGCAACTTCATACACCAAGGCTGATGGAACTGCTGGAGCTGTCTTTGACGGCGCTGCAGACGAAATCATGATTGGTCTTGATCGTGGACGCGATGCTCTTATTAAGGCAATCGCTGTTGACGAGGAGAACGGATCTGAGTTCCAAATGATTGCTGACGATCAGTACAGCATTCGTCAGAACAAGATTGGCTGGTTCGGTGGTCTTGAAGAGGGCCGCATGGTCCTTGATAACCGCGCACTTGCTGGTATCGTTTGTAACGGTCTCTAAGATCATTATAATTAAAAATTTAAGGTCACTCTTAACTGAGTGGCCTTTTTTT